TATCACATGTAATCCTCCACGAGGAGCAAACGGGGAGCTTTTGTATATAAGCCAAATTGGACGTAAATTTGTAAATCGAACCGTTATTCCTGGCAATAATAATATTGCCACTTCCATCGACTGCGATTCCGGTGTTGCCCGAATTGCCGTAAGATTGTCCTGTTCCGGGGTACTGCGCAAGACTGTATACAGAGGTTCCTGCCGCGGTCGAAGGATTTATACTACAAAATCCATTGAAGCTGCCTCCCACCGCGTAAAGAACGCCACTTGGTGACATTGCGAATTGCTGCAACTTATTAGTTGGACTAAATGGGAAAGCCACGTCGGTTAGCGCAAAGGTGGATAAATTTAATACACCAAATGTGGTAGTAGCGGTGTGTTTGGCACAGTATATGCAGTTTGCCGAGGGGTCATATGCCATGCAATCGAGTGCTTGACCATTAAGTAGTGTAACGGTTCTTGACAACGACCCGCTTGGGCTGTAAATATAAATCCCGTAATAGTTGCCCGAAGGCTGGGTTCCTAAGTAAATATTGCCAGACGGGTCCACGGTAATTGGGCCGCCGACCACATCATTCCTCGGATACGAAAAACTCAAATCGCAATTATTGTAAACCACTGGCGTTCCAAAAGTCGTTGACGCTTTTTTGAGTGTATACGTCGTTCCCGGGTAGAAAAACGGGCTATTATATTGCACGTTTATAGTCGTTGCTTGATTCATAATAACACCATTCGGCGCAGTATAACTGTCGTAATATGCCGGAATAGTGGAAACCTCGGAAGAAGGCTGCACATATTTGGGAAACGACGAAATCGCAAATAATTCCGCCTTGGTTATAACACGATTGTATACCAGGAATTGATTCATGTACATATTCGGGGTTCCATAATTGGTATTGTTGCTCGACGTATTGCTCGACCCAACCAGACAACTCGTATAAGTCGTTAAAGCCGGATATGCTGTAAAGTAAGTTGCGTAAAAGGTATCTTGCGCATCCAAATACACAATAATTATTCCTGTGGTCAGTATGGTTATGCAATAATGGTGCCAGTTTAGGTCTGGAATTTGAATCGAAGTTGCGACCGAACGGTTGGAGCCAATGGATGGAGATGTTATGGATACTCCGGGGGTCCCGATGTAAGTGTTGATGTTGAACGTGAAATTACCGCCCGGCGCATTAAAATCGAATAATGTCATGCTGACCAGAGGCTGTTTCACAATTTTCATCCAAAACGCAACAGTGATTCCATTCCCATTAAATGTCAGGTTTCTTATGGTCAGTTTTTGCGTCGTACTTCCGTCAAAATAAAGCGACCCGCTTGTCATGGTCGTGGCCGCCGTCGTTATGGTCGCATTCGTCGCCGTCGCATTGCTCACACCTGTTCCCGTACCCGTACTATAATCCAATATATCCGTGTCGAGAGGATAATAGGCGAGCAGACTGGTGTTGTTAATGGTTAGCGGACTTCCGAGAGGAACGGGCGGGGTCGGAGCCGCGACAGTTATAAACTGCAAGGTCGTCGGGTTCGAATAGATTGAATAGATTTCGGCGTAAGACAACACGCGGTTGAACATGATAAATTGGTTCAAATATCCATTCAAATAGGTTGTTAGGGTATCCGTCCGTTTTCCAATAAAACAAGGGGTTAAGGTCGTTAATGTGGGATAGGAGCCGTTCGGCAAATTCTGCACTTGAATTCCGTCCACATAAACCACTACCTGGGGGAAAGCTCCCATGGTTATGCAATAATGGTGCCAATTCGTGTCGCTCACTGAGTAAAAGGAGCCGTTTGTTCCGATGTTGCTCGTTGCGTATTGGCCTCTCAATCCAAACCCAAATTGATTGTTGTTGAACCCGAGTGTAAAGTTGTAGGTTCCTATGCCCGAGCCGAAATCGAATATGCGTACCTGCGCACTCGGATTCAACACATTTAATTTTACCCATACCGAGACGGTTATTCCATTTGCGGTAAAGGTGGTATTTGGTATTTGAAGTGCTGAGGTGCTCGACGCGGGGAAATAGAGGGAACCGCTGGTTAATTTGGTCGTTGTATTCGAAATCGACACATTGGTCGCCGATGCGTCTGTTACTCCGGTTCCCGATGCATAATTGAGAGTGTTGGTATCAAACGGATAATAATACATTAAATTCGCATTGCTTATCGACATTCCCTAATTGATGAATAATATATATTGGTTTCATATCTATTATTCCTTATTCCATCATTCCATCATTGCAAGTGCCTTTGTGGCGGAGTAATAAGAAGCCGCAAATGCAATACTCTTGACCGCAATGCCTCTTATGTTTAAAGTTCCCGTTTCGTTAAACAGATTCGCAAAACTCAAATAACGCGTCATAATAGTGGTTATGACCTCGGATTGAAACACGAAATACAAGAGGGCGACAATAATAGGCATCTGTAGTTCTGCCACCCAATCGAATTTCTGGTTCATCGCGCGTTTTGCCGCCTCCGACTGTTTCATCGCCCTTAATCTTTCCTCTTGTTCCGCCACAAAATTATCCATGCCAGACGACCTCGGAACATAATTAGGTGTTGCGGTCTCGTCGCGGAACCCGGACATGTCAATCGGGATGTCTTTTGGAGGCAGGGGGAATTGCGGAGAATTGCCTAAAGGACCTTGGTCGAAATCGTAGGACGGCGGCAAAGGTTGAGGGGGGAGTGCATTTCTACCTTTGAATGCCGGTGGTGGCAAAGCTTCGTGATTCTGACCTTGCATAAAGGGATTTTGGTGTGGATTCATCTGGCGGTAAGAAGCCGATGCCATGTCCACCCCTCGGTCGTTTCCTCCCATTTGTTGACCCATTTGTTGGCCCATTTGTTGACCCTGACCCATTGAGCCCATTTGTTGAGGAAAAGCCGACATGGTTATATTCTCCGGTAAATCCGAAATGCGCGTACTCGAACTTTCCATTTTTTCTATAACATAAACCCGAGTATTGTTTTGTTGTGTTTAGACGCTGCGAAGAACGACGGACACGTTGTGAGGATTCGCTGTCGACTCACGTCTTCTGTCTTCTGTCGACTCACGTCTTCTGTCTTCTGTCGACTCACGTCTTAGGCATTGAAAGGCGACCCAATTGGTGAATCCCCATTCGCGGGTTTAACCATGATTTCAATCACCCGTTTATGTCCATCATCGCATTTCCCCGCCGACGTCGCTTCATATTTATAGCACTTCTCGCCATGTTTGTATATTTTCCCGTCCACTTCGCTAATAACGGGCCCAGCAAATTTAATACATCCCTTTTCCTTGCATGTAGCACGGAATATGGTTGCCAATCCAAGCCCCAACAAAATCGAAATAAATACTTGTCCCAGAGGCGAATTCAATAACATACGAAGCTGCATGTTTTGAAAATATGAATTCTATAAGATACATTCATATTTCCATTTTATTCACGATTTTTCCTTGCAGCCTTATTCTTGCGGAGGCAATTTGGCAATCGACCCATCCTTCGGGCATTTGACCTCGGTCTGTTTAAACTGGAAACAATTTCCTGTAGCATCCTTGTATTGCAATAAATCCACTGATTCCGGTGTAGGATACACATACACAACGCGCTTATCCGGTTGATACAAATAAACGAAAAATACGCCAATTGCAAAACTGATTATAAACACGGGTATATTGACGTATTTCAGAATAGACATTGTCGGGGTATATAAAGCGTCGAGATTCTACCGATAGCATCCTTATTATTTTTTCCCCTTCTTTTTCCCCGATTTTTTGGCAGGCTTCTCAGAAGACGAAAACATGTCGACGAGTTCCTTGTCGGAAAGAGCCGGGGAAGGAGGAGGCGCAACAGAATATTCTGGTGCTTCGCCATCCAGACGAAAGACCGCCGCACCCGATTCCGTCTTCTCGATGTGTTTAGATTCCATTTTTGTACGCATTCTCTCCTTTGCGGCCATTTGACGCTGCATTCGCTGTATGGCGCCGGTATTGATTGACCCGCCGCCCATGCCTTTCGCTAGATTCTTGAACATGTCGCCCATTTGGCCCATTCCTTTCATCCCCTTCATCTTGCCCATAATCTCGCTCGCCTCCTTCATGATTTCCTCCTCCGAGATTTCGCCGGATTTCATTTTCTGTTGGAGTTTGCCGCTAATCGTCTTCATGAGCCCCATGACTTGTTTCGGGTTCTTGATGATTTTGTTAATCATGTCGCCCGTGCTGTTGATGTCATTGGTGTCCTTGAACATGCTTTCCACATCTCCGGTTATCTCTTCTGCCAATTCTTTTGCTAAAGAACCGATTTTGCCGTCGAAGAGCCCCTTCAAATGTTCGTGTAGGTCGTCCGCGGACGGCATCTCTCCCTCGGGGCCTTGGCCTTGGCTCGCTTGCGCTTGCGCTTGTTCAAAAGATTTGGCGAACTCTTCCATTCCCGGGATGGGTCCTTCACCTTCGCCTTCCGTAAACTGTTTCATGAAATCTTTCATCTTCTCCTCATCCGGTCCTTCCGTGTCAGGGCCCATGTTCTTGAAAAAATCCGCGATTCCGGCTAAAGTCTCATTGAGCTTGCCTTGGAGTTCAGCATCATCGACTCCTTCGAAAATATTGGCTGCATCTCCAAACGCGGACTTGTCGCGAATCGAATTGACCACCGACAACAACACCAACTGTAGATACTTCCATATTGCGGAACGAGTGGTTGCACTGACTCCTTCACAATTGTAGAGAAGACGAAATTCGACCGCGGGCAAAAAACGAGTATTGACATCCGATTCTTCCTTGAAAATGTCGTCGTTTTGATAGAGAATGTCGAAGAATCGCTCTGGATAGACTTCCGTGCAATACTTGAACAACTTCTCGACTTCTCTCTCGGGGACTTCATCGACCGTCCATTTCCTCCACAGAATACTGTATTCGGGGAAGGTCGTGGATAAATCGCGGGTAAAATCTCGGATGATGGATTGGAATTTAGCGGGAACAATAATTTCGTCTTCTTCGGACATGGAACAACAAGATATATATGTAGCGAAGAATCCGGTTTATACTGTTGTGGCGCAGATTCAATAACTGCGCACTCGTTCCTTCAATGTCGTGCCTTCGCGCAGATTCAATAACTGCGCACTCGTTCCTTCAATGTCGTGCCTTCGCGCGGATTCAATAACAATGTCGTTCCTCGTGCCTCTCAACAAAAAAATTGAATGCATTGGCCAGGTGTAAGATATTCCAGCATTCAAACCAACACCATCATTCGGCACTATCTTTTCAAAATGAGTTCTTATTCGTCTTATTCATTCGCGTCCACAGAGAAAATCCGTTATATGAACAAGGCCGACCCGTCTTGGAGCATCGACAAGAAACTCGCCTGGTTTAAGCGCCGCGAGTATTTGCGCACACACAAAGACGCCTTGATTCCCGATGATTGTAAAGATGACAAGGAATACCACCACTGGTGGCACACAAAAGGCAAGTTCCAATCCATGAAACACTACGTCGACGGCGAACAGGTTATTTATTAGTTTCCCGTTCTAAAAAAACCTAAAATATAAAAATAAGCATATAGTATTCTCTTCTCTTCTCAACAAACATGTTTTTTCACGCCGACAACCAACGGCTTCTGCAAGAGACTCTACAGAAATCTCCGTATTTCATCGAATTCTCACAAAAGTATGCCTCCGAGAAAGAGGCGTGGCTTCTCGGCGCGCCCGTGCAATTTTACGAACAAAATCGGGCAATTGTCGACGCCGCAATTAACCCAAAGTCTCTTCTCGAAATCAACCAAAAAGCTCTCCGATTCATGGTTCTAGATTTGAAACGCTTGCTCGGATACCCGGATAAACCCAATTCAGTAAAAATAACGACGTACAATGTTTCTGTTGGAAAGCAGGAACGAGAGGACCGATGGGCAAACGAATTTAGTTCGTATCAAGAGGAATACAACCGTCTTCTCGCCGCGCCTGTTCGACCAGAAACCGTCTTCTCCGCAGAAGTCGACGAGAAGATAAAAAACATGGATGAACTGTTGGCGGAGCAGGTGAAACGTCGGACCATGGATTACGCAGAATTGATGCCACCGGCCCCTTCCAATTCTGGCAACGGACCCGTAACAAACGCGATTACGGGTGCAATTCGTCTAAAAATCATGGAAGATATTGACCGTGTGGAGATGGATTCACATTCGTCAAAAGTCCGGTTTTCTGAACAAATCGAACAATATGCTCCGCTCTAAATACAGGCATTCGTCTTTAAGTCGCCCTATGTTAGAACCCTATTATGGAACACTATCGACACTATCGATATTATGTGGAACATGTTCCCTTATTCGATACATCTACTGAAGAGCCGACCGAACGGATAATCCCGTCGTTTGGCCCGACTTTTATTCCTTCGTTTAATCCTTCAGCAATTCCGACTTTTAGTCCTTCGTTTGGTCCTTCGTTTGGTCCGACCGAACGGATAATGCCGTCTTTTAGTCCGTCTTTTAGTCCTTCGTTTGGTCCTTCGGCAGTTCCTTATCAACCGATACAATTTGCAGAACCATGGCAAACAACGGTTGTGTTGAGCGTGATAACCAGTACCATAACCACCATTGTACTGATATGTGCCGGAACCTATTGTTTAAAAGTCCGAGGGTATTTAAAGCTACAATATTTGAGAAGTATCGCACCTTCTGTTTCTACAGTATCTTCTCTATCCGAAGAAGAATCAGGTGTAGGATTCGCCTTCTCGGATGTTTATGCCGATAATTCGCGCGCATAAAAAATTGAACGTCTTTAAATTGTTTTCATGAATAAAACAATTTAACCAACACAATATTCATCCCAGCCTTTCATCCTCTCAGAAAAATGGAATACAATATTCTGCAGCGTGTTATCCAGCGAGCCGCGATAAGGCAAGAAGAATACGCCATAGTATTGAGCGAGCATTCATATTCCTGTGAAGAATTAACCCGCAATTTTGAAAGAGTCCAGGGTAAAGAGAAACGACGCGCGCTCGTGGTGGACGCCCACCAAATGAATTTGTTGGGGTCGGAGTGCAAAAAAGCCGAAAAACGCGCCGAATGCATCATGGACTACGACGACGCCGAGCTTTGTTCCACCATTTGGACCTATCGCCGCAAAACGAAAAAAATGAAAGATGAAATCTGTGGCATCTGCATGGAAACCCACGAGGCAAAACATCTGGTTCGCACCACATGCGGCCATATTTTCGGCAAACAATGCTTCTCCACCTTGGTCGAGTTCCATTATAAAAACGGAGATGCGGTGTTGCACTGCCCCATGTGTCGTGAAGTCGATTATGACCTCTTGCGCTACAAAATGCGCCGAACCTGTCCAAACTCTTAATTCAATCGCATAAACATCGCCTTAATAGCCTCCTGTTTCCTCTCATTCTCCAGACCACGCTCATATTCCTGTCTCTGATATTGCTGCAACCTCGCTATCCTCTCCTGTTCCCGTTGCAGCAAAGCTCGTTCACCCTGTTCTTTCGTTATTTGTTCAAATTGTTGAGAGGAGCGCGCCCGGTTGTATTCCTCGATATTCCGATAAGTCTTCATGTTTCCATAGTCCGACTCACTCACACTAAACACCGTCTCGTCTTTGTGGACGCGCCGCAAATCCTCAAATTTCAATTTCGCAAAAGGGTCGCCACAGATATATTGTCCGCCCTGTTCTTCCTCTTGTGCTTGGTCATAGAATCTCGACCCCATATGATGTGTCATTTCTTGTACGCCCCCCCGATAAACCGCAACGGCACGCTGTTGCCTTTTTATTTCTTCCATGCTCTGTGCCATATTGCCTTTGGTCGTTTTGGATGTGTCGTAGGCGGCTCGGTCGTCGCGGAACCATTCATTGCGCGATTCGTCGACTTTGGTCTGCAATTGTTCCTCGAAAACCCGGTTGAAATCCTGGGCGAATTTTTCGCCTCTCGCCACTTGCCCCGCGACCATTCTAGCCCTCTCGACCTCCTCTCCCGAACCATGAGTATATTGATAATCATTCTGCGCCAGTTCTTGCATTCGCTTGCCCGATTCTTCCACACGATGAAGTTCGGTGTAATCTGTGGCTAAGACCTCGAGCGCTTTCTTGTAAAAAATGAAATAATCGGCCGGCATCCCCGATTTGTCCGGATGGGTCATTAAGACCCGCTGTTTCGCGCGTTTAAGGTCCGCGATAGTTATGGTGTCGCGCCTGCAGTCAAAAAGCGCGTATAATTCGTCTAAAGTGTATTGGTGAATATTGAGATTATGCGACCTAGGATGATTGTTTTTTATAGACGCGGGCCTGTGGTCGCAATGTTGGGGGAGACGCGACATTATTCTGTTGCCCTATGGACAGATTATTCCGAATGATGTATTGGCGCGAATAAAAAATATGTAGTGTTTGCGTTAGCTATTTAGAGAATACGGATTGGTACAAGACAAACATGCACTATCGCGACCTCAAACAAACATATTACGATTACTTGCCCGTGTTTTTTACGGGAACCACAATGCTCGGTCTGAGTATAGGAACACTGTCGGTTTTGAATCTTGGTGATAGACCCGTATATCCATTGTTTATTTATATGACTATGGTTGGATACACTGGAATTGGAATGGTAACTGGCATAACTTATCCGGTCAGTTATCCATTGATGGGTGGGTTTATTGTGTACGCGATTGGTTTCAAAAACCTCTTAAAATAGCGGCGTCGTCGTCGGCCAGGAATTGGATGAGTCCTACCAAAACCCCCAATGGGGCATTAAAAGGCCACGGTAGGGCGTATGCAAATGGATTTAGAGTCGTATCGTTTTCTTCGAGAGGTTCATGCATATACCCCTCTTCTCCGCACATATGCTCATTTTTGCGCACATGTTCTGCGTATTCATGGACGACGAGTTTCTTGCCCAACACATCATAGCTGGTTTTGTAGAACCCGCATTGGGGTTCGGTTCCAGGAATAAGCCATTTGCATGTTCGGCAAGGGTTCAAGGAGGATGTTGCCTTTGGACCAAAGGCAACAATCAAAGCGACGACAACGCAAAAGACAACGAAAGAGCACATGTTTAAAGTTAAAGAGAACGATAATGGACGAAAAGAATACAGTTAAGAGGTTGTCAACTGGGATATGTTGAGAATACAGAGTTCAATTTTTATCGTCTTATCAGCAAGGTCCATAAAATCGACCAAATCGCACACGCGGGAATATTCACATTTCGGATGAGAGGTGAACTAGCGTTCCCTCCATAAAATGAATAATGCAAATAAAATTCGGTGCATTTATGCCATTTGTTGAGAAGCAAAATAAGCAAAGGTTTTCTGTAGACCCTTTTCCAGTCCTATTTTAGGACGGAATCCGAGAAGACGCTGAGCTACACGAATATCCGGCCTGCGAACCATCGGGTCGTTTTCCGTCCTCTCGACATGCGTCGTTATTATTTGTGTTGCGAGTATCTTCTCAAACGTTCGGACCAAATCGTTGATGGAACATTCTGTTGCCGGATTTCCTAAATTGACGGGGCCGGATTCTTGAGAAGCCATGAGTGCGACCAAACCGTCGACCATGTCGTCGATATAGCAGAAACTCCGGGTTTGTTTGCCATCGCCATAAATAACCACCGGCTTGCTCCGAATGATTTGCTTGATAATATTTGTGATGATGCGTCCGTCGTTAATATCCATATGAGGGCCATAGGTATTGAAGATACGGCAAATCTTCGCATCGAGGCCATATAAACGCCGGTATTCGTAGACATAGGTCTCGGCACAACGCTTGCTCTCATCGTAGCAGCTCCTCTCACCAACAGTATTCACATTTCCATAATAGGATTCCGGCTGAGGATGAACGAGAGGGTCGCCGTAGATTTCAGAGGTGGAGGTCAGGAGGAACCGAGCGCCGTGTTTTTGAGCGAGTTTGAGCATATTACGCGTTCCGATGACATTGACGTCGAGGGTTTCGAGAGGATAGAGTTTGTATTTTTCTGGACTGGCAATCGACGCTAAATGATAGATTTCGTCGATTTTAGGCAATTCTTCCAAGAGCTCCCAATCCTCCACAATATTCCATTTGATGAAATGGAACCTCTCATCCTGGCAACGTGGATACTCGGAAACAATCAGATTGTCGACACCGATGATTTTTACTGTGGGGTCTTTCAAGAGGTGAAGTGTTAGATTATGTCCAATGAACCCCGCACAACCAGTTATCAATATGGTTTTGTACATATTACCGGGGTGTCTATGACGTAATTCGCTAAAAAATACGTCATGAAATCTGCGCATATGATAAAATATGCCTCTGGTTACCCTGAAAACACTAGAAGATTTTAAACAAGCTCTGGTTTCGAACCCGGGAGTGTTCATCATGAAAATGGGAGCTAAATGGTGCGGACCCTGTAGACAGGTGGAACCTCTCATCCAATCTGCGATGGCCCAAGCGCCAGCCAACGTTCTGTGTGCTATGGTCGACATCGACGAATCCGTCGAAATCTACGGCTTCTTGAAAGCGAAGAAAATGGTGGGCGGCGTTCCCGTTATATTGGTGTATTACAGCGAAAACAAGAACTACGTTCCAAATGATATAGTGGTGGGGGCGGACCCGAAACAAATCGCGGAGCTTTTTGTGAGAAGCTACAAAGAAGCCGCGACTAGACCTTAATTATTTCTGGGGGTTTTGCGGGATTTTTTGTGAGCGCGGTCCTTCTTAAGACTGGACGTCTTCTTGTTCTTCTTGGCTCCTCCTGTCGTCGGTTCTGCTACAGTAGCAGGCGCGGGGCTCAATCCGATTGCATTTGTGGCCGACTCTCCGAATCCACCTGAAACAGTCGCATAAGCAATGACCGCAACAGTGGTTGCTATCGCTCCATACATAACGAGAGGAGCTCCTCCTATTTCTAAATTAATAAAACGGTCGGACATTGGTGCGATTATATATTATCTGTCGATATTGCGAAAAACTATCTAAAACCGACTTAAAGGATAAACTCCAACATATAACAACAAGTACCTTTCCGAGTTCTTTACACTATCCACTACTACTCTTTTTAGCAAGCAATCATGTCTGTGTCCGACGACAACATTTCCACTGGCGACTACTCTTACGATGAGAGCGATATTCAGAGCGGCGTTTATGAGAACGAGCGCGGCGACCGTTTCTCCGAAGAGTCTTCGGGATATTATGTGCGGGAAACAAGCGACCCGACTTCACGTAATCCGAAGTATGTCAAGCGGTTTAATCCCGATACCAAGAAGAAAGTGCGCGTGGAGTTTTTCCCATCAAGTTCTGTGTCGAATGCGCCCATCAAGAATGCGATGACGGGTGCATTCCAAGGAACAGGGACGCGCATTTTCCGGGTGGGTTCCAAAGACGAGGATTTGTTTTTCTCGGTTATTTTGGCCACGGGGGAATTGGGTTCAGATGCTCCGACGTTGTTCTATGACAACCCGGAGCAATATGAGCGCCACTTTATGACTAAACTGCCACAGTCGATTAAAGACAAGTGGACAATCAAGAGCAACGCGGCGATTTTCCGGCTGAAGATGGAGAGGCCCGTGAATTCCGCCGGCGTTGTGTTGATTAAATAATTTATTTTTTCCCTTTTTTGATTCTTCACCTCTTTTGATTCTTCCCGGTTTATTATGAAAAATATGATTATCGACATAATTATATTTTTTATTCAAAGAGCCACAAATTGGCTCGATTGTTTGATTCCCCACATGACAACCGGCTTCGAATCTGTGTATTCATTGTTGGCGACAAAATAAATCACCGGCGCAGTAAGTTTCTTGACTGAATCCGAGTCGATATCTTCTGTAGATTGGGTCTCGGAATCAGTGTTGCCTTCTTCTTCTTGGTCACCTTTGAGAGGAGAAGAAGAATCTAAATAAATCGGATTGCTTGTTATGACCGCATATCGCTTCGGTAAAAGTGGGGTTTCCTCTTCCGGAACCTTATCCTTAAAAGGCAGATAAGTGAAGCAGAACCGATGGCCATATTCATCTTCTTGACCATATACATCTATTTCGGGAGGGAGAACAACAGATTCCTGCCTTAACTCCGCCGTTTGTTGGTCTAAAGGAACGCGGACATTATCGAACCGTTCATTTCCGTCCTCTGTTTCTTTGATAGCGACGCTATATACCGAGAAGGGGAAATCGACCGGCGTCTCACTCTCACCCTCGAATATACTCCACAGAATATTGTTCTTGTAGAAAACGACGGGAATAACGGGGTCGACTTCGTGGATGCCATAGAGCTTTCTCTCAAAAAGGAGCTCGTCAATAATGGCCCAACGATAAGGTGTCGAGAGGTTGTCGTCGCTTATTTGAGAGGGGAATTGTGCGCCACGGACGAAGCCTTTTGTATCGGAAACCGGGATTTCTTCACCATCTCCTCCTCCTGAAACTGGAGTTTCTAGAACTGGATTTTCTAGAACTGGAGTTTCTAGAACCGAAGAATGAGCCAAAATCGCGTCAAAATCGAAGAAGGCGAATACATGGTGTTGTCCGTCGATTTCTTCTGATTTAATGCCTTTATAAATGGAATCGAGGATTTGAGAAGCAGATGCACATTCAAATGAATCGGTGGTGAGCGAGAGGTCGAGTTCGGTTAGAAGATTCTCGTATAAAGCACACTTGAAATCTTCTGTGGAGTCGTTGTCGGGGACGTTGTAGGGGAACGAGATGAATTCGTAGAAGTCGGGCGCATCCTTTGGCTGAGGCCGGACAATGAATTTGAGGAAGGGATATGTGACGTCATTCAAGGAACAAGAATGGTCTATCGAGAAGACACACAAATGGACTTTGCAACTTTCCACAGATTCCTCGACGCAGTCCTCGAAATGGCGACAAAGAAGTGAGTCCTCTAGATATCTGTAGGCGTTTTGTGGAGGGGCACCGCCTCTGTTTCTGATAGGTCTTCTTTTTAGTAACTTCTTTGGAGTTTTTGTTCTAACCTCATTTTTCGGGTTGGGTGAGATTACGGGAATAGGAGTTTCCACCAGTTCTTCAGTCGAATTCAGATTTATGGGTTCCGGTTCAACGTCTTCCATGAATACTTGTCCTTCTCGATGAACTTCTATTGGTTTATCGACCTTATTTGACGGGACGCGTTTTTGTTCAAATGGTTTCTTTGCATTGAATACGTATTTGAATAAATTTTCCGTGCGAGTTTCCGCGTCGATTCCATAAGGTTCCACCTCAAAAGTCATTTCATAATTATCCACCTTTGTATCCGGGTCTTGCCCAAGAAAGTATTCACGCATTTGATAATTCGCTCCAATTCGCTTGTCCATCATCTTCTTTTTCGATGAATTCGTTTTCTTACCGAAAAGATTGAAATTCTCGAACATGTTGAGGCCGAGAAGACGAGCTCCATGGTAGATTCGGTCGAGATACTCGGGGTTGGCGTACATGTTGAGGTCGAGCAGAATACGGTGGACGAAATCTATCATTTCTTTGATTTCACGTTTGGTTGCCCCGCCCTTAATAACCGAGCCAAAATTGCCACCACTTTGACTTGTGGGTTGTGATTTTGATTTTAATGGATTTTGCATCCAGTTGATTTTTTCAGCATCCGCTGCCGCATTTGCACTCGTACGTGACAATGAATTGTACACTGAACCTAGGATTTGGGTAGTAAATTCACGCATCTTCTTAAATGCGTTTTTGTTGTCATTGTCGGGAGATTTTTCAGAGGTAGATGTTGGATATATGCAAGCAATGTCAACGGTAACAGACTCATCAGCAGGTTTATATTCGATTTTGTTTGAATTCAACCAACCGTAAATATTGGCTAATAGGTTTTGTGCTTGGGATGTGTATCCTTGAGAGGGTTCTTGTAATGAAGAATTGTCATCGGTTATGTCCGACATCATTGAAACTACGCTTAATAAATCATCGTTGCTTTCTAAACATACATCTACATCTCCTAGACTTGCATTGGAAGAATTGGTCGGAGAATTGACTGAAGAATTGGTGTCGTCTACACTCTGGGGCGTCGATTTCCAGTTTGATAATTTATTCCATATTTTTGTAAGGGTGCCAATTTTCAAATCTCCCGGAGTAGGAGGGTTATTCTTTAATTGTTTGGCTCTGTTTAAAAATACTCGAATATTAGCAGAGTTGATTTTTTTGACATTTTGTTCAAGTATCGAAATTGTTTGTAGATTTTGTATGTTTGAAAAATCAATCGCATTTATCTGTGATTCCGAAAGACTACCTATCCATTTCGTTATGAGACTGTTTAGTTGCAGAGAAGGCAATGACATTATTTGCTCGCGCGTTAACTGTTCAACTTGTTCTTTTTTGAAAGAATTGAATTGTTCGGGTTCAATATTTGTCATTAAAGACGGGTATCTTGGGTCCAGATTCACCGGATTTAACTCTTTCCGTCTTTTGGTGATTTCAGTTTTCTGCTTATCGGACAACCAGCTTGGCTCCGATTTGCCAATATGGTACAAATAATCGATTTGAGTTCTTGATAATTTGGAAGTGTCGAGACCTTGGATATTGTTGTATCCAAGGGTATCAATTTGACTATACGTTAATGAAATTACTTGGTCTTTTGTTAAACCATTCAGTTGTGTCGTTGTTAAATTCGCAAAATGTTCTGGTTCCAGATATTGAATCATCACCCCGACGCGTTTGATTTCATCCGATGTTATGTTTTCGCGTTTGGTACCATCGCGCAAAGCAACCAATATTTGTTCGGGCGTCAATTTACGCGCATCCTTGTTTTTGTTCGCATATGGTAAACGTAGTCTGGTACTTATGCTATTCACGGGCGCTTGTTCTTGTGGTTTAGTCCATTTTAATTCTACAATTTGAGTGTTAATGCTGTCAATGACACTTGAATCTGAGGACTGCGACAATCTATTCTTTAATTTGGTCAATTGTGGAACGGTTAATAATTTAAATAAATTGCGGGTGAGGGTCTGTGAATTTGCCGAAGGAATGGTGGAGCTAGAATCGGCTGTATTATCAGTTTCATTCCCCGATGAAGATGGGGAATCGCTCGCAATTGTGCTATTGTCATTCGAATCACTCGACGGTTCTTCATAAATATTCGCAATATCGGCCTCATTATTCGAATTACCGTTGGGGTACACATCAAAACGCGATTGCAATATAATATTGACTTGTTCATCCGATAATTTGTCAACGTCCAATGACTGAATTGTGCTATCGTCCAATTCGCGAAAGTCAAGTGATTTCGTTTGCTCTGGTGATAAACGTGCAATAGTTGAATCGACGGGTGTCTTGTCATTGAATGTGTCGTCCACGTTCATATCTTCTATTTTTTTCCATTTTTCCGCCTGCCGTTTCTCTTCTTCGCATGACTTAATGAATATCTTTAAGTTCGTCATTTCTTCTGTCCACTTGCTGTTTGCATCATCACTGGTTTTTGCGTAAATACTTTCGGTGTTAAGGACTTTGCTCGCGGTTCGTATTGCGTCATTTAACACTTTTATTTTTTTGGCCGTATCGCATAACGACGAGTCGGTGATGGTTCCGGTTTGGAATGTGTATTCAGAAGCAAATGTATGTACGGTTCCAGTCGATGAACTTGCCACAGAACTATCATCAGAATCAAGAGTATCAGTTTGCGGTGGCTGTGGATTGCATGAATGCAATGTTTTTAATGCAACAATAAACGGCAAAATTACATTGGTGTAATAAGCCATAATTTTATTTGCATCCTTCAAGTTTTGTTCCATCCGAGCAAGTTCTTCCGTTTTTGCGCCTCCATTTAATCCATTAATTGTTCCTCCATTCTTTGGGGAATTTTTCAACACATTATTTGCAGCGTTTACCAATGTTGCGATGATTGATTGGTGGTCTTGGGAAAAATCAAGAAAAATAGTATCCAAATTATCGTCGTAATTTTTTTTGGCGGCATTGTATTCAGTCATGGCTTGTGTGTAAGAATCATTTTGGGGCGGGGATGAAACTCCCTGAATTGTACTATTGGGCGTCATGTCAACTTCCGTCTTAGTGCGGTCTTTTATTTTGTCGAGTTCCGCAAACAATTCCTCGTAAATCTTCAAAAAATATGGAATAACGTAAATTTTAATGTCTTGTGCCTTTTGCGATTTTGCTAGAAGAACTGCATATGCCGCGTTTTCAGACGTTGAAATGGCGGCGTCATTTTCTACAGTACCATTTTCTGCACTTCCCTCCATTCTTTTACTTTACGTGCACATTTTATATGCATGTAAAATTACTGCGGTTCTCTATCTGATTTTGCGGTTGCGTATGCTTGATAACCGTTTTTCGCGGCATTTTCAAGTATGTTATTCAAATCCAGTTTTAATGGAGCAATTAAAGGAATGCTTTTTTCGTTATTTGGGTAAAGTACGTCCCAATGAGCTCCATTTTGTTTGAGAATAATAATAGTGGGTCTATCCGATTCGCCACAATTAAAATATTGCGCCGACGCTCTTTTACCGTGGGCCATGTTAATAGTGTACAGATTGAATTTTAAAATATACGACAATATTACCGCTTCATCTATTCCTGAATTGTACTCATTTAGACAATGCTCAATTGGTTCGTTCTCGTAATTCGCCTGTGCTTCATAACCTATAAAAATTGCGCGTAATATTCTATATTTTCCCTTTAAATCTGAGTCCATTATTCGCTGTTGCATGCGTTCCAATTCAATAAAATCGTTCGAATAGCCATCGTAAAACCCGCAAACCATAGCTCTTAAAAATGGCGCAAACGTAAAAATGGCGTTGTAATCGTTTTTATTTGTATATGCATTCAAAGATGGGAAACTAGGAGGCGATAATGTATTATACTGTAAAATCCACCAAGCAATGGAATTAAACAAACAATTACCATCTCCTGGTATTTGAATAAATTTAAAATAGGGGGTAAAATCATTGGCATTTAAAAAGTTCGCACCTTGTTTGGGGGTTAAACTTGTTACAAATGTGTTAATATCGGATAGTACTGTTGGGTCCGGAGTGTCAGTGACTGAGGATTTTCCGTCAGACGACAAATACTGTGATAATGTAGTCGACGCTACTTTTCCAGATTCGAAACCTTGTTCGTAAATAGTCTTATTTAAATTCTTATTTTGGGTTTTCAATGCGTTTACGTCTGGCTTCTGTGGTTGTTTCGCTTGCGTTGCAATAATTGATGGTTTTTGTGTTATAGGGGTGGGTTTTATAGGGGTGGGTTTACCTATCTGTGCAGGAGATGAAAGCTGGCCCAACATTATTCCCTTTTCATTCGCAAAATCCAATACCATATCAATCATTCGTTTACTAGTATCCGTATCACTCATTATTTTAGAGTAATACTCAATAATGTTGTCTTCTTCCCCGCCGCCTACCTGTGTTCCACCAAAGAATCGGCTTCTCAAAATATTCAACCCTTCCAAATATTCCTCTCGTTCTTTCGTACCAGCAGTTGCCAAATATTCTGCGATGGAGTCTTCATCTAAATCCTCGTCAAAAAACATTTTAATTCATATAGTAGCACTCTATTATTCGCAGTGAGTTTGGTACTCAGTAAGACCAACCCTAATCATTAAAATACACATTGCGATACTTCTCGATGTATCCATCCTTAATAGTTCTGTGTTGAAACAATTCGATTTTCCGTTTCATCGACAGCCGGCCTTTGCTAAGCTCCGTTCTCCCTGTCAACATGGTTATAATGAAAAACAGTGAATACACTCCACACTCCGTATTCCCAAACTGGTGTTCTCTCGGATGATTCTCATAATAATGGTACTCTTTTCCGAACTCTAATGCCTGTTCTTGAACCCGGTCCACAAATACTTTGATTTCTTTCGGAATGGTCTCCCCCGCACTATCGAAATAGAAAATGACCCGGGATTTTGTGTCAATGAACAGGGAAACCCAGTGAGACCCACTGCTCGTACTCGGCGACAGATTAAATACGACGCCGATTTTCGTCTTCCCCTTCTTGATTTGTTCTCCGAGGTTGAACTTACACAATTCATTATAGATGCAAGTTCCGTGTTTGACCTTGTCGAAATCAATCGGTGTCGGCCCAATGAACTCGAAATGTTTGTAGCGCTCTTCGTACTGTTCCAACACATTCATAATGTCGTAATTCGACAGCCATTCATTCGGGTTTTTTTTCCATTCATAGGGCTTGTCCGGCGCAAAAATATAACGGTCGATTTTCTTCCTCAATTGCTCGTCCTTGATTGCATTCAACCAACAGTCCTCCTTCTTGCATTGGACAAACCGGGCTTTTAGAATGACCCAGAGCTTCTCCGGGTCGGATTCGTGAATGCGCTGGTCGGGACCGTGGTCTTTGTTATAAGCATCGCGTATAGTTAGAAGGATTTTCGGCGTATAACACGAATCGCCGACTTTTAACCCATCCACTACGGGGCTACATGCCATTTTATTCGCGGGATATTTGTGTCGCGTTTTTCGCAGACCACCGACGCGCTTCTGTTTTCGAGAAGACATTGGATTGGGGTCTCTTTATATTAGTCGGAGAAAGACGAGAATACCATCGCCCAAAGGGCGATGGGGTTCCTTTGCTTCGCAAAAGGAATGCCTGAGTTTTTCCGCACAAGGCCGGCAGAGCCGCGATGCCGGACTGCCTTTGGGTGTGCAAGCAAGGAGGAAAAACTCAGGTCATTTCAACGTTCTTGGCTCTTGGTTATGGTTGCGCCCCAATAGGAGAAGGGGTCGTCTTTTTTCCCGAAGGACGCAGAGGCCATCGCGCGCTTTTTGCCGCTTTTCGCGGGTTTATACGCGTGTCCGAATAGGACATCTTCGTCTCCGGCGTCTTCCGCAACAGAATCATTATTGCATTCTTTCCATTCCAGGTGTTGAATCGACTTCTGGACACATTCTTTGAAAAGTCCTTGGAGTTCGGTTCCAACCAAGAGAGAGGTGGAACCTAAATCTTCGTATTCTTCGAGAAGTTCCATAAAAAGACCCGCCACACGGGCTTTGTATTTCAAGAAACGGCGCATGTCTTCGGCACTACGGGCTAGGTCTTCGGGATGGTTTTTAGCAATGTATTTTTTGTATTGTTTGGAGTTGGAGAGGAGTTCGAGTGAGAGGAGGTCGACTTCGCGTTGTCGCTCTTCTCGCATTTTATCGAATTCGGTTGCGTCGATTTCTTCCGAATGGTCAGTGTCCATTTTACATTGCACAACTATTTTTGCCGAGAAGTATTAGACGCCATATATGGCGCGCTGTGCATTGAAATTGTTGAGAATATCCTCCGGAGTTAAAACGCTAGTATTTCCTAAAATGGCGCCGATATTGCCGCCGAATGTGAATCCGGGGAAATCCGCCTCTGCCCCAATCAACACATATTCCGCGGTACTTAGTGTGTTGCCTATATTGCATGTTCCGGATGCGTCGGGGTAGCCATTGATATACAAAACGACGGAGCCGGTTGCCTTTTCTCGGGTGACGGCGACAAATGTCCACGTTCCGGTATTCACCGGTTGATTGGAATGGATTGTTATGTCCGACTCGCCATATGCGCCGTCCCCGTAGGCTAGATATCCTTCTGAATCCAGACCGAAGCCGAAATCATTGTTCAAATCACCCGTTTCCGTCGACACGATATACATCAGATTGTAATGATTATCTCCGTATCCCGAGTTGACGGTGTTTATCCAAGCGCAATAAGTGAAATCGTCGCTAATGGCATCGGGTCTCAGAAAACTCATGTGATTGTAGCTAGCATAAATTACAGCATCTCCTAATAAATATTGGTCGAAATAGAAGGATTTAATGGATTCGTCGATAAAAACTGGTGGCGATTCACTCTGTAGCGTGGCATCGTAGGTAGAACCGCCCGTTCCTATATTGAACCAGGTTAGACCGGAACCGGGATAACTGGCGGGGTCGTTCGCTTCAAAATGGATGAGAAGGTCCGCGGACACGATTTGAGGGTCTGAAGGTGGAGGTGGGGGTTCCTCTTCCTGAGAAGCCGCTGCTGCAATATCACACGTATATGCTCGTCTATGCATAACTAGACATGACCGTCTTCGACTCATGTTTCACAATTATCATATAAAATAAGCTGATTGTAATGTATTCGCTTCGTTGAAGGCCCGTCTCATGCCTTTGTGAATACCTACAACTAGTAGTAGTGTCCGGTGTTCTTCACAAAATATACTTGTGTAATATAGTCTTCAACATGACATCCATCAATTCGAATTTAGGCGGCCCCACTTTGGGCGGCGGTCCATTCAATGGATATTCTCCTAAACAAATAACTGTTGCGTACAAAGACAGTGAGAATGTGGTGAGTCGCAAAATCCTCCGTAGTTCATGGAACTCGAATATGTTGTTCACCCAGAACGGCAAGGTTCCCCACGTCGGACCTTTCCGCGGGGTCAACAATTTGGGCGATTTCTTGGGCCGCGTAAATTATTCCTGTGGAGGGCCGAATCCCCAGAATGCGGCCAAGCCCGGATATGGACGTTTGATTGGGTCGGTCCCCGAACAATGCGACGGAACGGGAATCACCGCCACCACATGCAACCCCAAATTCGTCAGCGATTCGTCGGATTATGTGCGATTTAAGAAGTTGCGAGCAATGAACCAGACTTACAATGATTTGAGTTATGGCGGCGACAAAAGCAACGGCTCTTATGTTCCTCTCATGGCCGTTCGCAGATTCTAATTTCCAAGCAGTTATATCTCACGACAAAAGTAGAATATATGTTATTATGTATAATAACACACATCATGTCCGGTGTTCACGCGTTTAATTTCAATTTGAACATAAATAACAATGGATTGTTGAGAGGTGTGAAATCGATGCCTCTCAAAGATTTGAATTCCGACGCCGATGGTTCGTTTTCCGCCGACCGCCGCGCCTACGAAAACCTCCAAGCCGTCGATAGCACACAGACTTCGGAACAGGCATTTAAGAAGAAGTGGATAGGAGGCTGTAGAGACGCATCGGACGTGTCTTATCGGCGACGCATCTCCGCGGCCGGGTCATCGTTAAACCCGAGCGGCGGCGATTTCGCGTTTACTTCGAATTCCGAGAAGAACACGCGCATTGAAGCTCTCAATCGATGCCGGAATCAGGGCAAATGTGCCACGCCTAAAATCCGGGCGAGCCCTCATCACACAAATGTCCCGACCCCTATTTTTCAAGCGCCGAATTTGGTGCGGACCCAGAATCACGCGATTCTTACCAAGGGCGTGTCCGTATCGAATCCACGCATGTACACCAATGCTGGAGGATTTAGCTAATCGCGGGCTTATAAAATTGAAATCCTTTTTTTATATTATCGTATTTGGCAATATAAAGAAACCTACTCTTCCTACTCAACAGATAATCCATGTGTGATTTTGTCAATCCTCTTCCCAGTCGATGCATTGTGTTGGATGTGGACGGAACGCTGCTCGACCATATTCCGCTTCCATTTCCTGCGAATTATTCCCGGTTGCCAGAGCCGGTCGCGAGACCCGGCCTAAAAGAGTTCCTCGCGTTCGTCTTCCAGGAGTTCGAGACCGTCGTTATTTGGACGGCAGGTAAGAAAATATGGTACGACAAGGCCTATTCCAAGGTGTTGAAGCCGAATCTGCCGCCAGGTAAGGATTTCCATTTTGTCAAGACGCGTGACACCTCGATACCCTATGTTCCTCTCAAGCCTTTGACCGAGATTTACACGCAATTCCCGCAATACAATGCCGCAAATACTCTTGTGTTGGATGACAATCCGGAGACATTTAAAGACAACGTGGAAAATGCGGTTCATATACATCCATTCTTCTACAACCTCCTCTCGAAGTCGCCGGCGGAAAGAGAACGTCTTGCCGCGATGGACCGAGGGCTTTATATCGCCACAAATCAAATACGCCGCCGCCTCTTTGACATGGACGTCCAGGACATTTATTCGTGATTCGTGAAACTGAAACCCTCGAAACGGAAACCGTGAAACATAAACCCTCGAAATCAAAAACCATGAAACGCTAAGAAAAATTCGAAAGCCCTTTTTTTTCAACACCTCATGCTCTAAATCTACATATAAAATATATTTGTAGCGAAAATGCAAAAGTACTTGGTCGAGTTTTTAGGAACAGTTTTGTTTGTCTACGTTATTTTGGCGACGGGCAATCCTCTCGCAATTGGAGCTACTCTTGCACTGGTTATCTTGATTATTGGCGGAATCACCGGGGGACACGTGAACCCTGCTGTGTCGGTTGCCATGGCGGCGGCTGGACAGTTGCCAGTGGTAGATTTGGTTCCGTATTGCATTGCGCAGGTTTTAGGCGCATTGGTTGCGCTGGAAATCTACAAGAGATTCAAATTCTAATCGAAGGAACGAACACCAATTCCTTTATATCTTGATTTTTTATATACAAGATATAATGGCAAAACGTTCCGCCGCCCTACGCAATAAAACCGCCAAAAAACACAACAAGTGTCCCTTTTGCAAACGAGGTGGATATGTTCCTTCTCTGAGAGGTAGGAGCAGGAGCAGGAGTAGAAAACACTCGCGTTAGATATCCTCTCAACGTCTCGATTTCTGAATCAACCGAAACAGTATGAAAAGTCCGACTACCGACAAGGAACCCACGTAGAATTGAAAAATACGGTCATCCATCGTTTTCGGCAGAGGCTTCTCGTCTTTCTCTTCTTGTTTTCTTGGTTCTGGTTCTTTGGGTTCTTCTCGTTCCAAGGACTTGTATTCCGAGAAAGCTTCTAAATTTTCGAGAGGCGATTTTTCGACTACGAACGGTTGCCCTCCCTGCACAAGAACTTGGTATCCGGGACCCAACAAGGAATTAATCGAATCCATCTTTTTGGCAGAATATACATGTTGTGGTTATTCTTTTTTCATTGTATCGACACAAAATATTATATATGTAGGCATAAACCCACTTAAAGACGCGTTTGTATGTATTTTGTGTGATACACTCACGCACATTCCTCGGTAGCTCAGATGGAAGAGCATACGGCTGTTATTTTATTAAAACACATAAACCGTGAGGTCGCAGGTTCGAGACCTGTCCGAGGAGTTTTTTACAAGACGTTTGTCTTGCTTCTTGTAAAAAAATAGAATTATTTACCAGACCCACGACCTAACCCAGACCATCCCTGTGACAGATTGCCATATGTGCTTGGTTTTGCGGGTACCTCGTCTTTCTTGGAGGGCTCGGTATTCTTGGGTCCCGATGTATCAATGACTTCTTGTGGAACGTTGTTTGATTTGTCGTAATGGACTCCGGGGTAATCACCGAGGGCCATGTGTTCCATGTGTGCGTGCGCATTATAAAACAGAGACGCAACTAAAGACACAAACAGAATGAATACGAGTGTTAAGATTTTGTTGCGAGAGGCGACAGAAAACATTATATAACATACGCAGTGTCAAAAATTGAAGGATTTTTTATTGGTGGACTGATGAAGACATTCCTCCCCATTCACACTCTTTCCACACTCACTCTTAACCATGCAAACTCGTTCTCAGACCCGCTCTATTACCCTCTCTCAGCAACCTGTTGCTAACGATAGGAGCTCTAACGCCAGGAACTATAACGCCAGGAGCTCTAACGCCACAACTAGCACTAACAATAGTCGCCCTAAAAGAAACGTCCCCACAGTGAATTATGCAGAGTATTCAGACCCCGAAGACGCGACATTATTCGAGCCAAAGCCCCGGAATACGCGAGCATTGGAGCCGAAGTACTCGGTCGACATCGATTTCGACGAATCTAGCCGCGCATGGAGAGCCAACAAACGCCTCATCGGTCAGTGCCATTTCGCCTACAGAACACCCGAGAAAGACAACATTCGCAAGGAAGTCATCGAACACGTGGAACGCCGCAGCAGCCGCCTAGCAAACAAGACCCCCGTTTCCTTCGCAGAATTCGCATAATCGCAGATAAACTCTACAAAAAAAATAAAAAACTATAAAAAACTAAAAAAACAATAAAACAAGAACAACCCAATAAAAACTACAAAAATTAGGGGGATAACCCCACCCTTTTTTTACGCTCAACGCACATAAACCCGGAATAGTTCCTTGGGTTCTTTCTCTTCGATAACGCATTCGACTAAACAAGAACGTTTTGTTAAGCGCAGACCTTGAACCGCATTTTTATACTTGTCCAGGAACCACGACCTCTCGACATAGCCGCGTTTTTTGTCGACGGCTCTCAACACACCCTTTGTTTCATGCAAAACTACAAAATGATATGTGTCAGAAATGTCGTAGTAAAACCGCGTTTGAAGCTGGCACGATGCTCTTATGGTTCGGTATTTTTCCGAAAACCACATTGTACTCAATTGGAGGTGTTGAGTCAATGGTATAATCTACATAAGAGCCAGAATTAGAATATCCTCGAAATCTTACCTAAAATACGGAGTGCGTGTCCAGATTTATTCGCAGTAGAGAGGATACTGTAATTATTTTAAAATAATATTGTATATAGAATGGAGCCTGAATTGCCTGGATATACTAGACCCCGATATACAAGAACGAGCGACCGCGCCAAAACTTCTGCAAAACAGTCGAGAACCAGACGGTTGCTTAGGTCGAACACTACAGGAATTGTTTATTTTTTAGTTATGTCGCATGGTTCTATATTTGGAAAAGAGACTGGTGGGAAAATTCAGTTAAAAATGACGAAAATTCCTAAAAAAATGAAATTGTTTAATAAACTTACTTACGCTTTGGTTGGACATCCAAATTGGGGAACTACCCAAATTGAAAAAGACCAAATCGAGGAATATACGCGTAGATTTGCAGAGTTTAACGAACCGGGTAATTCACCTCTCATAGGAGACGATTTAAAAGAGTTTATTCAAGATTTTGAAACATATAAACCAAAAATGCAAATTCTAAAAGACGCATTAAGAGAGGACGGAATCAGTGGAGTAAAACCGTTAATTTCCAGGCCTAAATCACTTTTTCAAGTTTCATTAAATAATACTTACACTGATAAAATTTTTATGCGAGACCCTAAGTCCGATAATGAAACAACCGATATTTTTGTCGTGTTTGCAAAAGGAGGCACACCCGGAAAACAGTTTGCAATTGGCGACCAGATTCTAAAAAACAGAAACACTACAAGGTCATATGAAATACGGGGTCAAGTAATCACCCTCAAAGAACTATTAAACATGTCATTAAATCGAGGATATAATAAAGTGGTAATGATTGATTATTCGTGTGAATCCTGTTATCAAATTGAAGAAGAACACGACGCGTTTACACCGTCTTATGAATATGTAAATGCAGAAGACGAATCCCCCGGAAGAATATTAGAAAGAATGCCACACGTGCCATTTCCAGTTTCTAGTAAATTACTAAAAGAATCGGATGCGTTATATGACGAAATATTCGAACTCGAAGAAGAGGCGGATAAACTAGCAAAACAATCCAACGCTGCAGAAAAATTAAGAAAGGTAGAAGAAGCCAAACAAGAGTTAAATTTGAAATTACAACAACTACATACTGAAATATCTACAATACAAGCCGCAGAAATAAAAGAATGGGATGAAAAATATGCAACTAGTTATGACGGATATCAATACGCAAAACCAAAACAAGGTACCCCAATTACCGACCCAGCTCAAATATTAAAACTGGAAAGACGTTTGTCTAGAACAAAAACGAGAGGAGGAAAATAAAAATATATTTTTATTTGTAATTATGTAGTTGCAAATAAAAATGTAAAAATATGTATCAGAACCCCCTAGAAATCCGCTGACAATTCAAACACATTATCATCAACCACCTTATTGGCCAGCGCGTATTCCGAATTCGTCCTCTCGAAAAAATTGACCTTTGTCTCCACACTAATAAGCTCCATGAAATCAAACGGATTTGAAGACCCATAAATCTTGTCATATCCGAGTTGCAGACACAGCCGGTCCGCCACAAACTCCACATATTGCGACATCAGTTTCGCATTCATGCCCATCAACCTATCCGGCAACACATCCTCCACGAACTTCTTCTCGATTTCCGCCGCATCCCGGACAATCTCAATAATACGCTTCTTCGCCAGCTTCTTCTCGAGTTTTGTGTAAAGCAACACAGCGAATTCTGTGTGAAGAGCCTCGTCCCTACTAATAAACTCGTTGGAAAGCGTGAGTCCCGGCATTAAACCGCGCTTCTTCACCCAATAAATCGCGGCAAAAGAGCTACTGAAGAAGATGCCCTCCACACAAGCAAATGCCACGAGACGGGCCGCGAAAGACGACCGGTTATCACCTATCCACTTCTTCGCCCACGACGCCTTCTGCCCTATACTCGGATGCGTCTTGGTCGCCTTGAATAACCCGTCCTTCTCTTCCGCGTTCTTTATGTAGGTTTCAATCAACACACTGTACATTTCGCTGTGGATGTTCTCCATCATGATTTGGAATCCGTAGAAGGCGCGGATTTCGGCCTGCTGGACGTCCTGCATGAACCGGGCGGCCAAATTCTCCATGACCACGCCATCCGACGCGGCGAAAAATGCGAGTACTTTACTAATAAAATGTTGTTCGTCTTTAGTCAGTCGGTCCCAGTCACCCAAGTCTTTCGAGAGGTCAATCTCTTCCACACGCCAAAAACTGTCTATTTGCTTCTTGTACATTTGCCACACATCATTGTGTTTTATCGGAAACATGACGTAGCGCGAATCGTCCTCTCGCAATAATGGCTCAGGTTCGACCACCTTCTTTAAAGGTACGATTTCAGAAGGTACGATTTCAGAAGGTACGATTTCAGAAGGCATAATTTCAGGCGCAGACTCCATAATTGTTGTTGTGTGGTTGACTTCGACGACTTCCGACATTGTTTCTAAATAATATAGTCCGGCGATTTTATTTCCTTTTACATACAATATAATTATTTTATTTGTCGCTTACTCGAAATATGCAGTCGAATGTTTACAGACAGATAAATCGTGCAGTGGATAATGGCTTATATTTAGCGATATTGTGCGACCGACGTCTACTTCATTCGGATAATGTCTGGCTGCACATAATGCTGCGGCGATTCGAATGCGTTTATTATAGACTGTTATGAAGTGGCGAATGAATTTGTTATACCGGGCTAGTATATAATCATCAGTGTTGTTTTTAAATGAGCTCGGGTCTGACCGCAGAAATCGGATTGCCGCGAGACAATATTGTGCATCGACGAAAAGGTAAGAAATCGAAGAAACATATGGACAAGGAAAATCTCGCGTATTATTTCGACGAATGTGAAGCGACTGCAGGGCCTATTAATCGGTTGTCCGATTTTTGTTTTTCTGGACAGGAGACGTCCGCAAAAAAACGATATTACGAAAACATGGAACATTTGTCGGCGAAAGAACGACACAAATTCGAATCCGCATTCACGGTCCCTAAAAACATCCATCAATTGGAATACGTGGACGCGCTTAAAAATAAAGACAAGAAAATCGTGGTTTGTACTGGGCCAGCCGGAACCGGCAAAACCTTGTTCGCAACAGAATATGGAATCAAACAGTTCTTAACATCCGGTGTCGAGAAGCTGATTTTCACACGCCCTTCCGTTTCGGTGGATGAGGACCTCGGGTATTTGCCCGGAACACTGGAGGACAAAATGGCGCCTTGGATACGTCCGATTTACGACATTTTATACGGATTCATGACTCCCGCCGAAGTGTCCGCCATTCTCGAGGAGAAGGCCATTGAAATCGCGCCTCTCGGATATATGCGCGGCCGCACGTTCAAGAACACGTGGATTGTTGCAGACGAAATGCAGAATTCTACTATTGCGCAAATGAAGATGCTGTTGACCCGGTTGGGCGAGAACAGTCGGCTGATTATAACCGGTGATTTAGAACAATTTGACCGACATGGAGAACAGAATGGACTCGAAGATTTTCTGTCGCGATTCAAGGGAAAGAAAAGCGACAGTATTAGTAGCTTCGAATTCGACAACCGGGATATTCAGCGAGAAGAGGTTGTCAGAGAAGTCCTTGAAATCTACGCGGCTTATGAAACGCCTAAGAGCTACCAAGACGAAGACGAGAACTAGAACTCCGCACTAAAATCCAATTCGGTCTTCTCGTCGTCTAACATCGTCTTCAGTTCCGTGAATCCGCCCACGAATCCTCCGCTTCCGTCAAACACCATGGGAAATGTCCGATGGTCTTTCGCCGAAATCGCCTTTATGAAATCCAAGAACGCATCCCGATTTTTCAACAGATATTCCTGACAGTCGATTTGCGCGTATTCTAGCCCCTTTTCCGTTAAAAGCGCTTTCGCCCTCTCGCAGAAGACGCAACCGGGTTTCGAGTAAATCGTAAAAATTCCTGTTGCTGGCAACAAAAAATCCATGGGTTGTTCTTTTTCTTAATGGGCATTTTATATTGTTTTAGGGGGTATCTCGTTCGAGAACCCTGGCCTACAGAATAATAGCGTATTATTCTATATTTCAAATCAGATGGCAAAACAATACAAGTCAACAGATATTGCGAATTCCGCCAAATCGTTCATCCACAATAAATTTGTGTTGTATTTCGTGTTTGCCGTGGCATTATTGAATCTCTTCTTCTCGGCCGTGAAACGCGATTATCTTTTTTGCGCGATTTTCATTCTCACTGGATTCGTCGTCGCGTTTTTCAACAAGAACATGACCGTCATTTTGGTGTGCACGGTGGCCATTGCGAATATCGTGAGTGCGCTAGTTGGTGGCAGAGCCCCCCAAATGGAAGGCATGGAGGGAGATATGGAAGTAGAGGAGGAGGAGGAGAAAGAAGAAGCTTTTTCATTGAGTCCAGAGAAAAAGGTGGACTTGGGCTCGGAGAGCAAGGCACCCGCCGCCTCTTCTAAATCAACCGGACTGGGTTCTGCAGTAGAGTCCAAGGACTCGAGTGTGAATAAAAAACAGATAGTCCATAAGCTCAAGAACGAAGCGCAGGATTTGTTGGAAGTACAAGAGAGAATTCTTAAGGGGTTCGAGAAGATTGAACCGGAAATGACACGCGCCGAGACACTGATTAACCAGATTAACGGAACCGCTAAGCAAATCCAGGCTTTCCAGGGAATGGGCGCCAATTAGACGCGAAAGGGAATGGGTGCTAATTAGGGGTGTGAATATGTTTGTATTATATAATTAAACGACTCGATAATACAAACAAAAAAATGATTAAAATGAAACAGAATCGAAAGGGGGAAAAGGAGGAGGAAAAAATTCTTGCCGGGATAAGGGGCATGGCCTCCGCTGCTTCTCAATATGTTCCCGCGAATCTGGGAACAGGAAGTTTCGATAAAGGTAAACTCGCATCTGTGGGGAAAAACATGGCAAATGCGATTGCGAAAGCCCAAGCGGATGCACAGGACCAAGCCAACGCTGCATACAACGCTGCACAACAAAAAGCCCAAGCAGACGCCCAAGCGCTGAACGAAAAAGCCGGAGGTCTAAACAAGAATCTGAACGAAGATGACGACGATGATGCCGGGTTCCTTAAAATTTTACGCATGATTTTCAAAATCGTCCCCATCGGAACCAAGATTGCGAAAAACGGCAAAAAATTGGGAAAGGGTTTTGCGAAAGCCGGGATGGGCCTCGTCAATTTAATCAAAAATTTAGCCATAACGACCATTGTTTTCGGCGTCGACACCATCCGATTTGCCTTTGAATTGGGTTATTACTCATTCAAACTGATGATTTGTTCAGTGGGCGGCATTCTCAATATCCACAAATGCATTCTGTTTTACTTGTTCGACCTACTCATGCTTACCATACTCTTGATATTAACATCGATTCTGTTCATGGTCGACATGTTTTTAGGCGTAAAGGCCTTCCTGGGAATAAGTTGTGTGGAGCTGTTGATTTGGGGGCTCGATTTATTGGAGAAGTTCGACGAATGGGTATTTCGAGTTTTTGGTGCCCACGTGTTCCATTACCCGGATTTTGTGTTGAATATGTGTTACCGGTGTAGCGCGATGGGGGACACCAGCGGGTTCAGCAAAGCCAGCCGGAAAATGTTCAACGATATATTTGTCATGCTTCCGAACAAAATCGGGTCTCCGATTGGCAACATTGTGCGCGGCATTGGAACCATTTTCGGGTTTTTCATTGTCTAGTATTCACTTCGACGAATAATATAATAATATAAACAATGATAACCGAGGACCGCTCAAATCGAAATTCGGCCAAATCTATTAAAAGTTCCAGCGACAAATTAAAAAACTTAAAAGCGTCGACTAGCAGCGGTTTGTCCGCAGGTTACAGCGGGTATAACCCATCGGAAGATGTGGGAAATGCAATCGCCGACAAGGCCGGAGAATTAAGTGGCAAAGTTATGTCGCAAGCGGACAAATTGGCGAATCAGGCATTGGACGGCTTGGCCGGGCTTTCCAGTAATTTGTCCTTTAAGATGCCGGATTTTGGAAAGGACCGCCACGACGACGACGACGATGATGGCAACATCATCAAGCAGCTCATCAAGCTCATCATGAGCATCATACGCCTTCCACTCAGATTCATGAGTATGTCGCAAGCGCTGTTGGAAGGGACGCAGGCACTAGCTGTTGGCATCGACGGTTTAGCAAAATCGCTCATCTTGGGAACAAAGGACATCATCACATTGATTATTGCCGTTATCCACATCATATTTAAATACTTGACTTGCATAATCAGTTTCACGATAACTACCATTGCCGGATGCTTCTTGATTCACGGCATCACATTCATGTTTTGCGTGCTGTATTTGATATTTCCTGTGACGGCGTATTTCCTTGAATTGGTGACGGGATACGACATGATGCCTGATGTGGATAATATGTTTGAACTTCTCCATTCCGCGGATGAACAATTGGGTCAGTATACCGGCGGCATTTACGCACTGAGATGGCCTGACTCTATACACAATATCTGTTACACATGCTTCGGACAACGCGTGAAGTTGCGCGATGTTTTGGTTGATGTGTCGGTTATTAAAGACATTGGGGATATGATTATGCACGACTTTACAAAGGTTATTCCGGTTTATATGCGACCGTCTATGCCTCATGGACGCATGGCTATGAAACATTTAGACGCGACATTTAATTAGGAGCGCAGGACGTATTATCGACGCGACATTTAATTAGGAGCGCAGGACGTATTATCGACGCGACATTTAATTCGGAATTAGGAGGGGAATACGTACCAGACATTCATATCCAAAACACGACGATATGACCAAGTAATGTATAGAACTATGGCTAGAAAACCGGCCGTTCCAAGTACGAACAACATGACTCTATTCGTACTGATTCTGTTGAGTATCAGTGTCGGATATCTCTATTACACCATGTTTGTCAAGCCACCTTCGAGAGGACGAGACACCGAGTCCAGGGTCTCTGTTCCGCCGAGCAACACGATTATTGTTCAACAACCTCCTAGTTCGGAATACACCCCTCCTCTCAACACTATCGATATAAGAGGGCCGGTCTCCGTTCCCGGATATGTTCCTGGCATCCCTGTCAATATTCGCACGAGCACCGCTAATACGTCCTACCGACAAATGGGCATATTGACCAAGAATGTCCGCGATGGCCGAGGAACAGAGCCGGTCATTCTACCCCTTTATGGACGGAATCTTCTCAATGGACGCGACAAATGGCAATATTATACTGCGGCGAATAGCGGGTTTGGGGCGAAGCTGCCAGTGAGCGTCAATGGCCGAAGTTGCACAGGTGAATATGGATGCGATAGTGTGTCGAACGGAGATACGGTTTATGTGGAGGGATACGACGAGACATTTAGAGCAACGATTTATGAAAACGCAACACTGAATTATATACCTTTTTAATGTCAGTCAGAGTGTTTCATTTGATACATTTTATTCGTATCAAATGAACATGAACATGAATATGTCCTCAACAGATAATATAGTATCATCATGACGACTGAACCCGGCCCTGTAAATTATTATTTTACTTCCAATTCCGTCATTAATAGTCCAGTGTCGATATTTGAAAAAAGAGCCGCGATTGTGCCCCCGCCTAGTCCCACTCCGAATTTTTCATACAAACAAAATCATTACTTTGCTAAACACGTATTTTTATGTTCGAATTCAAACAAAAACTATTTTATCATTCGTTCGGAAACAGACCCGACTGAAGGACTGGCGAAAAATTTTTATGTTGCATTGGAATTGGACCCCACTGGTAAACAGAACCCTTCTGCTAACCTGGAAGGGTTGATAACGACGGCTGTTGCCAATAAACCCCAAGCCACCATCGGGTTAAACAAGGTTTTCAGCGATTTGATAAACACGCCGGAAGGTTCATCTGGAAAGCTCGTAAATGAGAATTGTTTTGTCGCGAAGAATCCACTGGGAGTCAAATTGCCTAGTGACAAAAAAATACAGGACTTACCGAAGTCGATTTCTTTGAGTGGAGGGGTTGACACTACTATTCGCGAGTCTTATATCGGCTGGGATTTGAGCTGTGTGTTGTTAGACGATAATGGGAAACCTTTTCCGAACCCGACCACAAATACGCCCGCAATTGGGAGCGACAATGCCAATACGCTTATTTTGTTGACTCTTGTCATCTTGATTACGTGTGGAGCTTATATTTCCTCTTCAATCGTATATCCTTTTATATACGATGGTGTTCAAAAAATAAGTGATCACATAACCGACAAGTCAATCAATTCATATTTTGCGTTGTTTTTGTTTTTCGGGTCAATACCGTCCTTTATTCTATCGCCAAATCAACCCACCAATCTTCTGTTGGGACTTGTGTTTATATTGTGTTATTTTGCAGGAACGGCCTCTGTAAAAAGAAGTCTGCAAACCGGCGCCGACGGAGCCAGAGTCGACAATAATAATAAATTTCTTACTGATGATGATTGGACAAAGCATATGGGCTTAATGATGGCAGACAGCGAATCGAAATTCTCATCCGCAATGGGCATCCTATTTGGAGTTATTGGATTTTGTCTGGCGATTGCCGGAGCAAGTATAGCTGTTAGCAAGGCCGACCCCTTACTAGGACAAAATCTATTTATATCCGGAACGGTTATTTACGTTTGCGCGCCTATTGCACGATTAGGTTATTTTATTTTTTTAAATAAAAAGGATTAGACTTTAGACCATAGTCATGCCTAGATTCGACCGGTCAGCAACAGGTTGAAACGTAGATTCCGTGAAAACCGGTGCATTCGATTGTCCAATAGGTGATTCCTTTGCCACAATCTCCTCTTCCAACGTCTTCTCCGCCGGAGGATTCATTGTATCCAGTTGCTCATCTTTTTTCTCTTGCGTTTTTGGTAGGGCGGTCGGTATGCGGTTCGCCATATGCATGGTCGATTCCACAATCGGACTCGCCGGCGCCTGATAATGGTTTCTCCGCAACAGTTCATATGCGACGAAAATAAACAAAACGCCTAAAATCGGATTCTTGTAGACAAAAAGGCTGACTGCGATGGCGAACAAGGCGACCAGGCCGAGAGGTGATTCGACGAAAGGCGCCAAGAACGTCGGAGTCTCTACAGGGAATACGATGTAAATGACGAAAAGAGCGAGAAGAATAATATCGAATGCGTCGAGCTTTCGCAAATCTACGAAGTTCAGTTTCATCGGTTTGAAATATATTATAAGACGAGAATGCCCCTGACCCCGACCCTCTCGTCTTACCCTAATAAGGCGCCATCCACGTCCTCATATCCTCGAACTTCTCTACAGTGATTAAATTCGGGAACGAACCGAATGGCTCGGAAAGACGCGACGGAGCATGGTATCCCGGACTGAGAAATTGCGCGACAAACGTCCGTTTGAAAATAAACAGCAAGACTAGAAAAATGCTAAATACGGCGAATGGGATGAAAATTGGCATTGGCGTCGGTATATATTTCGCCAATAAGCAAAATAACAAACTGCATAAAGCAACACACGTACAATTCTACACAATTAAATTATTTTGTTGAGAGGTCTTAGGTCTTAAAATATGAACAATCAAAAGAGGTCATCGGGGTCGAAATTCCAATGGAAACCGGCGAAGGCTCCTTGTGCAGCGACTAAAGCCGACATGAAGGCTCCTGCTGACATGAAGGCTCCTTGCGCAGCGCCCTCAGCTAAAGCCTTAACCGCCGCTTCAAACAAACCCCCATTTAAAAAGAAACCCGACCCACCGCCACCCACCATCTTCGATAAAACGCTCAACACTTACTTAGGTCCGAGAGGATTTACTGTTGCGAAATCCGACCTGTCTCCTGCCGCGTTAGATTCCTTAAGACGCCAATTAACCGTCCGACCTACCAATTCGGGTGCGGCGTTTGGTCCGGCGGATACCACCGAATATCCGATTTACCGCGAATCCCCCAACAAAATCTATATGCCTAGATTCTTCGGAGAACGCGAATTCGGTCCTGTGAAACGGCTGGCTATCCCCGAAGGCCATGACATCGATGTTCCTTTCGCCGGGTCTTTACGGCCTATCCAAGTTCCCGTCGTCGACGCCTATTTGTCCGCCGTAAATGGGAGTGCGATGGGAGGAGGGGGTCTTCTCGAACTCCCCTGCGCTTTCGGCAAAACCGTCCTCTCGCTCAAAATCATCGCCGAACTCAAGAAGAAGACGCTCGTCATTGTCAACAAAGAATTCTTGCTAAACCAATGGCTGGAACGAATCCAACAGTTCTTACCTACCGCACGCGTGGGTAAAATCCAAGGTCCCGAAATCGACATTGAGGACAAGGATATTGTGTTGGGCATGCTCCAGTCCATTTCGATGAAAGACTACGACACCTCGGTATTCGACACTTTCGGCCTGACCATTATCGACGAAGTCCATCATATATCGAGCGAAGTCTTCTCGAAAGCCCTGTTCAAAATCGTGTCGAAATACATGCTCGGCCTCTCGGCAACCATGGAACGCAAGGATGGAACGACGTACGTTTTCAAACAATTTCTCGGGGAAGTTGTTTTCAAAGGAGAACGAGAGGAGGAACACAATGTCGAAGTCCGTGCCATCGAATTCGTATCCAAAGACGCCGAATTCAATACGGTCGAGTGCGACTTCCGGGGCAACCCTAAATACAGCACCATGATTGTCAAACTATGCGATTTTGTCGACCGCAGCGACTTCATTGTGCGCGTCATTCGGGACCTTCTCGTAGAACAACCCGGCGCCCAAATCATGATTCTGGCTCATAACAGGTCGATTTTAACCTATTTGCACGACTCCATTCAACAAAAAGCCATCGCCACAGTAGGTTATTATGTGGGGGGAATGCGAGAAGCGTCGCTAAAAGAGACGGAGGAGAAACAAGTCGTGGTCGCCACGTATGCCATGGCCGCCGAAGCCCTCGATATCAAGACGCTGAATACACTCGTCATGGTGACCCCGAAAACAGATATTGTGCAATCGGTGGGCCGCATTTTAAGAGAGAAACACGATAAGCCTCTCGTCGTGGATATTGTCGACAAACATGATGTGTTTCAGAACCAATGGACCAAACGCCGGAGGTATTACAAGAAGTGCGAATACACTATTAAGTCTATTGATAGCGAGAAGTACAGTGGCTTCTCGGAAGAATCTCTAAAAGCGTGGAAATTGGTGTATCGTGCTGCCAAGAATTCGGCAGCAGGAGCCAAACGTTGCAAGAAAGCTGAACAAGAACAAGAACAAGTTTCCGATTCAGATTCGGACGCCGATGAGAAGAAACCGAAGGGGCCACAGAAATGCATGGT